AATTCATCCAGCAGGCCTCGGTTCTGGTACAAGCACCACACCCAAAGCGAAATCGATGGATGAATACAAACGCGGCGGCGGTGTTAAGAAGATGGCCTCAGGTGGTTTGTCTTCTGGTCACAAGTCAGCCAATGGCATTGCCTCTAAAGGCAAGACCAAAGGAACCCAGATTGTTATGTCCGGCAACAAGGGCATGAAGTCTGGCGGCATGGCTAAGAAATATTGCTAAGGGGAACATCATGGGCGGTAAAAATTTAGCAGGACTAGCCGCATTAGGCGCTCTTGGCATGATGATGAACAAGGGCAAGAAGAGTCCTGATGTAGACACCAGCGGTGTCTCAGACATGGATTTAACTGGCGGTGCAAAGTCTATGACTCCAGACACCGGCGAGTTGCGTGATGAAACTGGTGCGTTGTCTAAGTTACGTCGCAACACTGAAACCGGTGATTTGTACAGCCCTAATGAACCAATCACGCGACCCGGTGCTCCTAAGCTACGGTCATCGCCAAGAGGTCCAAATCCTTTGTTGGAAAGCAAAGCAGACCCAGAGTCAACTAGAAAAGTTCTTTCCGGTTTGGGCTACAGCGTTGATGAAGCAGGCCGTCCTTATCGCCCCGGAATGAAAAAAGGTGGCGTGGTCAAGATGGCTAAAGGTGGAATGACATCCTCTGCATCTAAACGCGCAGACGGTATTGCCCAAAAGGGCAAGACCAAGGGCACTATGGTTATGTGTGGCGGTGGCTACGCGAAGGGCAAGAAATGATGCCAAGTCGCGGTATGGGTGCAATCAACCCATCCAAGATGCCCAGCGGGACAAGGAAAGCCCGCAGGGATAACACTGACTTCACGCAATACGCTGAAGGCGGAGAAGTTTGGGATAAACCTAGACCAAAAGGTCTGGGTAAATCTAAGCCTCTTACACCATCAAAGAAATCAAAAGCTAAGGCAATGGCTAAAGCAGCCGGTCGTCCATATCCAAATCTTGTAGATAACATGCGAGCAGCGAGGAGCAAATAATGGCTGAAAAATGGATACAGAACGCAATCAAGAAACCCGGCGCTCTGCGCTCAGAGCTTGGTGTGAAAAGCGGGAAAAAGATTCCCGCAGCAAAATTGGCAAAAGCAGCCAAAGCCCCCGGCAAGTTGGGACAACGCGCCCGTCTAGCAGAGACCCTCAAAAGTTTAAAGAAGTAAAGGAAAACCATGTCACAACTAACCCTAACCCCTGAAGAAGACGCAATCGTTGCTGACGCACTCCGTGCTAAAGCCGCTAGTTATCTAGCCACGTATGGCGTTTTTGATTCCGATTTGGAAGCCTTGATTGATAAAATCGAAGGCCAACTACCAAAGGCTACGGTCATCATTGCAGAACCTGTAGTTGAGCCAGAAGATAAAGCCGCTGTGGCTGCATTTATGGACGGCGTGCCTCACGAGCAGTTCACCCACGATGACGACAAAATTGGTGACGACGAGTAATGGCTAATACTTCCGGCGCAGTATCGTTTAACCTTGACCTCTCTGAGTTGGTTGAGGAGGCGTATGAACGCGCCGGTAGTGAACTTCGTTCTGGCTATGACTTACGCACAGCAAGACGCAGTTTAAACATCATGTTTGCCGATTGGGCAAACCGTGGCATTAATCTATGGACGATTGAGGCAGGAACTATTCCTTTAGTGCAGGGGCAAAATACCTACCCCCTGCCAAATGACACCATAGATTTGCTTGAGCACGTTATCCGCACGGGCGCTAATAACACCGCAACGCAGGCTGACCTAACAATCACCCGCATTAGCGTTAGCACCTATGCAACGATTCCTAATAAGATTCAACAAGCCAGACCTATTCAGGTTTGGATTCAACGATATAACGGACAGACCTCTCCTATATCTTGCCAACTTACATCGTCAATTGGTGTAACAGATACAACAATCGCAGTTAGCGATGTTACGGGTTTACCCGCATCTGGATTTATTAAAGTTAATTCGTTAGTTTCTCCTGAAATAATTAATTACGGCTATATTGTTCAAGATACAAATGCTGTTAGCGGTACTTTGTATAACTGTTTCCGTGGGCAACAAAATACAATTGCTGTAAGTCATACAGCAAGCGCTACTGTTTATTGGGAGCAGGTGCCCGCTATAACCGTCTGGCCTACGCCAGACAACGCACAGCAGTATGTGTTTGCTTATTGGCGTTTACGCCGCACGCAAGACGCTGGCGGCGGTGTAAACATCATGGACGTTCCATTCCGTTTCATCCCCTGCATGGCTGCCGGATTGGCCTACTATATTGCAGGCAAGACTCCTCAGGGCACTGAACGTCTGGGTATGTTGAAGGCTCAGTATGACGAGGCATGGGAACTTGCCGCATATGAAGACCATGAGAAGGCTGCGCTACGGTTAGTTCCTAGACAGTCCTACATTGGGAGGTAGTCGTGGGTAATCGCTTTGCCGCTGGTAAATGGGCGATTGCGGAATGTGACCGCTGTGGTCAAAGGTTTAAACTTAGTCAGTTAAAAACAGAAATCATCAAGACTAAGAAGTATGACCTGCTGGTTTGTCCTGAGTGCTGGGACCCAGACCATCCGCAATTGCAATTGGGCATGTGGCCTGTAGATGACCCACAGGCTTTGAGGAATCCTCGCCCAGACAGAAGTTATGTAATTTCTGGAACGAGCGGATTGCAGACTAGTCAGACTGGTGGAACGACGCAGGCCGGCACTGGAACGAACGAAGGTGGTAGCAGAATCTTCCAATGGGGCTGGAATCCTGTTGGCGGTGCAAGCGGAGTGGATGCTGGTTTGACACCAAATTATTTGAATTTGGTTGTACAAATTGGTACAGTTACAGTAGCAACAACTTAGGAGTTGAAAATGGCAAAGATGGAATCAAGCAAGTCTGACATGGCTCAAGACAAAGCGCTCATTAAAAAAGCGTTTAAACAGCACGACAAACAAGAGCACAAAGGTGGCAAAGGCACATCTTTGAAACTCAAAAAGGGTGGCCCGACCAACGACATGATGATGTCTATGGGTCGTAACATGGCTCGCGCTAAAAACCAAGGTGGTAAATAATGGCTAAATTCAGCATGAAAAAAGGCGGCAAAGAAGTTGGCCCAGCCAACACTTATGCTAAACCACACAATATGTCTGGCGGTAATGTTGAACTTGGTTATAAGGACGGCACTAACCCCGGCTTTGGTGAAAACCTGAGCAAAGGCAATAACCTCGATATGTCTGTTTCATATGTTAGCAAGTCTGCTGGCAATGAGCCAATCAAGACTGACGGCATCAAAATGCGCGGCACTGGTTGCGCCACCAAAGGCACTATGTCTAGAGGACCGATGGCGTGACCTACACGGAACTCATTACTGCGATTCAGACCTATACTGAGAATAACTTTCCGTCTACCACTTTGGCGGACGGAACTACTGTGTCTTCAACGACCCAGTTGAATCGCTTTATTGAGCAAGCTGAACAGCGTATCTACAACTCTGTTCAGTTCCCATCGCTTCGCAAAAACATGATTGGTGCTTTGACTACAGGTTTGAAGTACCTATCTACCCCACCTGATTATTTGGCTACATACTCTTTGGCGGTTATTGAGAACTACGGTACGGCTACAGAACATTACACCTATTTGCTAAACAAAGATGTGAACTTCATCCGTGAAGCCTATCCAGACACCGGCACTGCATACAGGGGTTTACCCAAGTTTTACGGATTATTTGGGCCAACCATTTCTGGCAGCACGATTACGACAGAGTTGTCGTTTATTGTCGGCCCAACACCAGATGCGGCTTACAACGTAGAGTTGCATTTTTATTATTACCCTGAGTCAATTACCACGGCTGGTAGCACTTGGTTAGGAGACAACTTTGATACTGTTCTTTTGTATGGCTGTCTTGTTGAAGCCTATACCTACATGAAGGGCGAAGCTGACATTATTGCTTTGTACGATACCAAGTACAAGGAAGCATTAGCTTTGGCTAAACGCCTTGGAGATGGTATGGAGCGTCAAGATGCTTACCGTACTGGTCAATATAGACAGGCGGTGACCTGATGGCTTTTACCGGAAACTGGGCATGTAACACATTCAAAACGGGGCTAATGAATGGCACGTTTAACTTTACGTCTGGCACTTACAAAATTGCTTTGTACACAAACGCAGCAACTTTAGATGCAACCACAACGGCGTATACAACCACGGGCGAAGTGACGGCTTCTGGCTACACGGCTGGTGGGTTGACACTGACGATTGCGCAAGTACCAACGATTGGTAATCAGACAGGCGCAGCCACTTCATACATTTCGTTTAATAACGCCGTATGGACTGGCGCAATCACCGCAAGGGGCGCATTGATTTATCTAAGTGGTAGCGGAAATCCGGCTGTTTGTGTTTTAGATTTTGGTAATGACAAGTCAAGTTCTAGTACGTTCACCGTACAATTCCCAGCAGTAACTAACACTTCAGCAATCATAAGGATTTCGTAATGCTTGTAACTACAACTTATGGCGAGAT